GTGTAATACCCGATTAGTATCAATACCAAAAGAGTCAAAATAAGATTGCGGCGTACCGAATTCAGAATCGTAGAAAAGAAGTGCAGCATCGGGATATTTGTCCAAGTAAGATTTAGCCATCAGTAGAGAAAAGGCCGTTTTAAAATGTTTGGATGGACCTGCCCACATTGTAAGACCCGGTGTTAATCCGCCATCCAAGCGACCACTTAATGCCACATTAATAATAGGCACCGATGTTGGGATCATATCCTTCTGTGTGAAGAATTTGGACTTTGATAAAATAGCCGATTCTTTAATCGAACTATTCTTTTTAATTTTGTCAAGTATACTCATTATTTTTCCCTTTTACGAAATGCAAGCTCAGCATCATCTACATACATACTATCTATCTTGGACTTCCGATTAGGAAATCCACGTTTACCTTTTGATATTGGAGGAATACTTTCACCTGAAGCACTATCAATTATAATAGGTTCTTCCTCTTTTTCTTCAATATCAACAATATTTTCTTTTTCAATTTCAACCGAATCATCCGACACCGGTTTGCTTTGGAAGAAATCATCCCAATTCTTTTCTTTTGGCTTCTGCATTGAGATATTCGCCGCTATCAATAATAACACAGCCAACGGGTCAAATACAAGCATAATGATTAAGATTACCAACCGAACGGCCTTATCTACGGCACCTTCACCTTCAAAGAACATATCTGCCACATATTTGATTGGACCAATGTCAGCTACCAATTTATTCTCCTCACGGAGAAGTGGCAGGCGTTTCTTGTTAATTTCGGTAAGTTCTCTTTGGGTGGATTGTATTTGGCGATCCAACTGATTACTTGCTGTTGAAGGATCCTTGGCTCTTGCCAATAAGTAATTCAATCTATTATCGGCAATCTTTTGTTGTTGACTGAGTGTTTTGAGTTCTACTGAATTTGCACCAGCATCCAAGGTGGAATCAATGTGTGCTTTGGCTAAGAAACCAAAAATACCCATTGAGGTAATTAACATGAGTAACATCACGGCAATCACCAAATAGGATTTTAATAAAAATGGTGCGGTCTTCCAATTACGATATAACCAAGAAGCTGTAACTAACTTGGCAAACTCAAGTGAAGCGCCCATGAAAACGATAGGCCAAAATGCACCTAAGAAAATGGCACCAAGGCCAATGATTGAATAGTATGCAGCAATACCAGAAAGTAAAAATGCTGCAGCAAATGTAAAATATATCATGAGAAAAAATCCTCTAATGTGCTAACCTTCTCTGTCGACCACTTCATACAATCCAAAATTACTTTAATTGGTTCTAAGAATGATTTTTCGAATTGCAAATCATAATCGATATAATCATTAAGTCCAAATTCAACAGGCAAACGACCGGGAAATGATATTACGGTATCCTTGAATGGATTTGGCATCTTGAGGTAACTATACTTCAACTTCTCACCCTCTTGAATGAGTGGATATTTTTTAGTGAGTTTCTTCTCTTTGAGAAAGTGGTTATATAAAATAGCTCCCTTTACATGGATCGGTGTTCCCGATTTATATAAAGAAAGTCCATCAGAGTATTTAGCCAATCCATTAACTCCACGGGGAGAAGAAATTTCTTCAGGAGGCAACTTCATGAAATCCACTTTAGCCTGTTTGATGAATCTGTGGATATCTTCTTCGGTGCCTTTCAACATAATTGAAATGGCTTCTTTCATCTTTTCACGGATAGCGGATGGAGTGGAAGATTTAATCATCTCCAAGCCCATTACCTTCATCTGAGGTTCTTTATATTGAATACCTTCATTGTTATACACATTAAGAATATATCGCTTCTTGGCAGTCCAAATACCTTTATCAGATAATCCTTCACGCTTCATCTGCATTTTTTGATCATACGCTCCAACATAGTCGGCCAATTCTTGATAGGAAGCATCAATAAACGGTTGAATCTTATCATTACAAACTTTGTCCATGAACCTAATGATGACGTTTGGATCATCCACTCGAGCACCGTAGACTTTTGTAACAAGAGGCGCAAGGCATAAGTAAATCGAATCAGTATCACTCGCAATAACGTAATCATCATTTTTAGTATCCAATAATTTATTCATATATGAATTTAATTTGGCCTCAATCCATCGGATCGAAAATTGGCCAGCTAGTGTGACGGCAAGAGCCATCCGCAAATCATAGAACCTAAAGTATTGCGAACCCAAAGCACCGTAAGCGGAGTTTAGTGATACTTTTTTTGCTAACTGGAGATTGTCATAACGAGCAATTCGTTTTTCAATCTCATACTTCTTGGAATCATCAGTTTCATTTTCATATTCTTGTTTTGCTTGTAACATCAACTTCTTAAACTTCTTACGATCTTCATACATTTCTTCCATCATCTTGGGTAAGAAACCTTGTATGTCGGTACGAAAGAATTGGCCATTTGGTGTAATGGTCATATTGGATTCTTTTGCAAGCCAATCCAAATCAACTTTCTTTTCTAATAATTTTTCAACAGATACTCCTGAAGAAATGATTTTTCTCACCTCATCAGGATAATCTTCAGGTTCAACAATTGTTTCAGGTGATATGTTATATTGAATTATCAAATGTGGATAAAGTGAGTTCAAATCAAAGCTGGCCATCCAATCATGTTTGCCAACTTGAACTTCTTTAACATATGCACCTTCAAAAGCAGAATCTTTTTCTTTTACAACTCTAGGCGGAACAATGATATTCTTTTCCAACAAATAGGAATACGTCATGGCATCCCACATTCTGGTCTGCGCAAAGATATCATCATAATTTGATTTGGTATCATACGCCAAAGTTACACCTAATTCCAATAACTTTAGTTTATCTTCCAACTTAACAACAATCTCAACGTCCTTGATGTTATACTCAATAAACTTTTGATAGTTTAATTTATACAACTCATGTAGATTATCATATTCATCAAAAGATAATTTACCTTCACCCAACTCAAGCTGAGCGATTGCATCTAACTTATATGATTCTTGTGATTTTCCACCAGGAGCATACCACTTATACAACTCAATATAATCTAGTGCAGATACACCAAGAATATCATATGCAATTTGTGGCCGACCCATGATTATCGTTTTACGTTCCGAAACATAATTCCACGGAGATAACTTCTTCATTGCATCTTCACCAAGAATTCGTTTGAATCGATTGATGATGTATGGTATATCAAAGAACTTGGTGTTCCAACCAGTAATGATATCAGGACATCGATCTGTCCATAAACTCATGAATTGTCGGCATAAAGAATGTTCATCTTTACACTTCACATAAATTTCTTTGTCCTGAACCACATAATCTCCACAACCAAACACATAGGTTTGACCATGCAGATACTTAATACAAATAGCGGTGATAGGTTCATTGGCTTCGTAAGGATTAGGAAATCCATTATCAGAACCCACCTCGATATCAACTACCGCAATGAGAACTTTTTCTTGATCATAGTCGACCATGCCTTGATGTTGATCTGCAATAAAAGCATACTCAAATCGAGTTTGGCCATAAATCGTTGGACCATTTGAAACTCCTTGGAATTGTTTGATGTAATCTCTAGCATCACGCATGTTGCTAAAGATTTTTTGATCTAGGTAATTACCTTCTAGTGTGGTAAACTTAGTTACTTTTTTGGAAGGAAGAAAAAGAGAAGGAGAATATTCAATTCTCTGCTTTACTCTTTTACCATCCAGTATGCCACGATAAAGTATGTTGTTACCAAAACCTTGAACATTTGTATAGAAAGAACTCAATTTAACCTGTGATTAGTGTTTTTGTTGGTGGAACTACGATGCCTGAGCCAAAAATACTATTGTAATTGGTAATAAAATCTTCAGCAGGAACATAAGAGTATACTACATTTTTCTTTGCAAGGCAAATAGTTGCGCCAGATTTTTGTTCAGCATGAATGGGGAATGGTGCAAATCCGACTTGTGGTGTTTTACCATCAGGTCCACGAACTACAGCGATACCTACAGGATTTTCAATTACGAATTCAGTTTCAGATTCCGATTCGATTTCACCAAGGACATCTTCACCAGTAATTAATTTAAATGCTAGAATTTTCATTTTTTCTCCGAGGAATTAATTGGAGCGGGATATTGGAATCGAACCAATAACGGAAGGTTGGAAACCTACAGTTTTACCATTAAACTAATCCCGCATATTGAACCATTATATAATAGATTTATATAAATGTAAAGCACTAAATACTTATATACCACAATCTTAAAAGGTTTAAAATGAAAAGGCTATTATTTGCTTTTTTCATTATGTTTCCTCTGTTGACCTTTGCATCATTAGCTTACAAACCGTTGGAATGTTTTTCTACCGAAAGTTTACTACTCACTATTCAAAATCAATACCAAGAAAGTTTGGTATTTCATCTGAATAACATGGTCATGAAAAACAAAAGCAGCATTATGATGTTTAAGAATAAAAAAACCGGCACTTGGACTTTAATTGAAATTTTCAATGAAAACTCTTGTGTGTTGGCTGCTGGCCAAGATAATGATATTTGAATTCATTTTAAATTAAGTTTCCCATTCACCAGACAGTAGTTGCATCTCTTTTTCTAAACTCAATGCAATTATTTTCTGTGAATTTGCTAGATCCTTTGACCAAATGGGCCAAGAACCATAAAACTCATTTTCCGTTATGGTTGATAATACCTCTTTGAGTTTATTCGATTCAATAACATCAACAATAATATGCCATCTGATTTGTTGGCCCATATTCTTAGAATAGTGTAAATTTGTTATATTATCAAAGGCCCAAATGGTATTGGCTGGAAGATGATATTCGTGGTCATTTACAACCAAATATGCTTCTGGATTAGTTATACATGGAATATGGATTCGATGTGAAAATCGGTGCATCACTTTACTATCACGGTGACCATGTGGATTAATTAATCCGTTTTGTGATTTTAAACCCCTCAATCCAAACAACTCACCTTTTATTATAGTATGGTTTGGCATTAAATCTGTAATAATATTTTCAGATACTTCTATTACTTTAGTTCTTACTTCTTTTAAATTATTAGGCAATTCAGTAGGTATTCGACTATTATAATAAGAATTATATTTCGAAAAGTTTATAGCTATCGTTGACGGGCCAAAGTTACAGGTAAAATAGTTATCAAATTCCCATGACGGATCCGAGAGAATACTAACCATCTCATCAGGAACTTTACACTTACCAAGTTGATAACATTCTACATTTTCTATCATCAAACTACTCTATTAAATATGGTTCAAAAATTTCTACTGCTTCGTTCCAAGTTAATCTTTTACCGGTAGATTTTTTTACTAGAGTTATCGAATAACATTTTCTATACTCTCCATTATTTGTACCATTAGTTAAATCATGTATTACATTACCAGCAATTAAACAATTCGAATTAACAGGAGCTCTTTTTAATATTTTACATTCATTAGGATCATAATACATCACATCACCACCTAAAGTATTTTTATGAGTTTTGCCTTCTTTTCCTGGTAATAATTCGTACCAAGTCATAATTGTATCGGTACTATTGAAAACAAAATTTAATTTAGTTAGTTCTTCATTAATA